TATGGTAAATAAAGAATTGTCTGAGGATAGCACAATTAGTAGAGTATTAAAAATAGCTAATATATGAATATTGCACACGAAGAAAAAATTATTATAGATAAAAGTTATTTTAAAAGAAAAGATAACCAAAAGAAAAACTCTGAATCAAGGATAGATCCTAGTACATTAGAAGAAATTTTAGATTCAATATACCAACAAGAGTACTTAGATAGCTTAGATCTAATGCCAGAACCTAAAACACAAAAAGAATTAAATAGTAGTACTTCTACTTTCAAAGCAAAGAAAAAATATTTTAATTAACAATAAAAAAAAAATTATGACAAAGAAAATAGATAATTGCCCAGAGGGCGGAGACGGCATAGTAATTATACCAAAGCCAGACTGCTTGCTTCCAAAAGACTATTCAAGATGTATTTCTGTAGATTGTCCTGCTAACGATTGCGCTAGGCTACAAAGCTATCTTTATGATGCACAGAGTGAGGATCCTATATTAACTTCTGATTTTGGACAGGACAAAAAAATAGAGTCAAAAGAAGATTGTGACTATTACCTATGAAAGCAGAAGTTCAGGAAAAAGCAGTGAACGCTTTTCTATCATCTAAAGATAGACGATCCACTATTGCTCTAGCGGTAGGAATGGGTAAAACAAAGTGTGCTATTGACATTATCACTCACTACAGAAGCATCAATCCTAATTGTAAAATTTTGTTTAGTGGTGCCAGACAAATTTATATTAAAAACTTTAAAGATGAATTAAATAAATGGAATTGTTTAGAAAATAACATTACTTTTATTTGCAATAAGTCTTTAAAAAATTACAAAGAAAAATATGATTTGATTATTGTAGATGAAATGCACAAGGAGCAAGATCTTATATTGGAAAATTGTTTGAGACTCATAAGAATAAACCCTGCGGTATCTATATTAGGACTTACGGGTACTCCTAGTAATACTCATGAAATTCACAAGTACTTTCCTATTTGTTATTCCTACCTTATCAATAATGCTATTGATAATAATTTATTGAACAATTTTCAAATGGTAGTGGTTAAGTATAAAATGACTCCTGAAGAAAAAAGTGTTTATGATTATCATCACAAAAATTATCTGGCCGCTACCTACCATGAATCCTATCCTCCTGAATTAGGCAAACTAAAGCAGTTCTTAAATACGTTGCCTAGCAAAGTAGCTCTAACTAATAGACTAATTAATGAGAAATTTTCGGATAAAAAGTTACTAATCTATGCTGGCAGTATTGAACAAGGTGCTAGTTTCGGGTTTTCTCAATTTAATTCTTCTATGGATAATAAAACTAAGAAGAAAAACTATGATGAGTTCTATCACTCCAAATCAGGTAGACTAGTAAATGTAGGAATTCTGAAAGAATCCGTTAGTATACCAAATTTAAAGTATGGATTTGTGCTAGGAATAGATAGTTCTCCTTCATCAAAAGAACAACTTATCGGAAGATTTTGCAGGATAGCAGTACATGAGAAAAGTTTTATTTATTTCTTAGTAGCTGAAGGAACTTTAGAGGAAAAGTGGGTGTTGAATGGTATGGATAAATTTAAAGATAAGATTACAACGGTTAATGTAAATAAAAATAAAAATTAAAATATGTTTAACAAAGAAACAGATAGATTGAGTTATAGTTCTCTCACTAGGCTTATAAAAGAAGGGGTTCACGGTTTTTTAAACCCTGTATACAAAAGGAATAATGCTTTAGAGAAAGGATCTATTATAGACAAGATAGTTTTTGATGAGCCTATCACTGAAACTATTATAGATATTCCTATTCCAAAGCCTCAAATTAAGGCTATTATTGAAAATATTTTTACAGAGGAGTATAACTATGATCTTTCTATGGAAAACTTAGAAAAGGTTTGTGGTATATTAGATGTAAAATCCAAGAATTTTGAAAAAATTAAAGAATCCGTTCTGGAGTTTCCAGAATATATTGAATATGCAAAAAATCCAAAAGGTAAATTCCTAAAACCTAATTTTGAATTAGGAACCGCTATTGCCAATAATGTGCTAAAAGATAGGGAGGCCACCTATCTGTTTAGTCATGGTAAGGCCCAGTTTGAATGGACTTTTAATTATAGAGGGTTTACTATGTATATTAAAACAGATTATTTAAAAGTAGATCATAGTAGAAGAGAAATTATTATCACTGATTTAAAATCAAGTAGCTACCCTCCGAAATTTCCTGATAGTGTGCAAAAATATTTATACCATTTACAAGGGGCTTTGTATACAAAAGGAGTGGAAGACTGGATGGAGAAAAATGATTTGAACCATTATGTACTAAAAACTTTTCATTGGGTTGTGTGCAATTCTACCAAAGTGGATAGTGTTCTGGTATACCCACTCTCTTATAAAGACGAGACGGAAGGAAATAGAATTTTAGAAGAAACTCTCGATAAGATTGACAAGTACATTGAAAATGATTGGCAAGAAATTCCTGAAGAAGATACCTTAACTTTTTTCTAAATGGCAAACTACATAATCACAAAAAATAAACTTTTCTTTGAGAAAATAGGGGAGTACAATTACTGTAATCTTGAAGATATGCAACTCACTGAGATAATAGCTGTAGATACAGAGACCACTTCTTTATCTGCATTTGAGGGGGAAATATTTGCAATACAAATTGGGACAGGATCAAATAATTATCTAATTGATCTTCAGAATCACAAAAAAAATAAAATATTCTTAGAAGAAGTTGTTCCTTATATTTTAGACAAGGTTATGGTGTTCCATAATAGTGCATTCGATTTGAGTTTCTTCTTTATAAAGAATTACTTTCCAAAAAGAGTGGGAGACACAATGTTGGCATCTATGATTTTACACAATGGAGAATTTGGAGTTTCACATTCTTTTAAAAATTGTATGGAAAGAGAGCTTGGTATTATATACGACAAAACAGAGCAAGCTAATATATCTAAGGTTCAGCTATCCCAGCCTTCAACAATTGAATATTGCTTTAATGATGTTGATAGACTGTTGGATTTACATAATAATTTAGTACTTAAACTCAAGGAGTATGAAGCCATAGATTCTTATAAATTACATTGTAGACATATCAGGGCCCTTACATACATGGAGTTATGTGGCCTTCCAATATCAAAGGATAGATGGAAATTAAAAATGGATAGAGATTACTCTCAATACAAAAAATGTGAAAGAGAAATTATTGATTATATTTTTGACAATATGCCCCAATATAGAGATTTACAATTAGATATGTTTAGCGATGAAAAGAAAATAAATTGTCTACTAAGTTCTCCTAAACAAATGATAAATGTATTTAAAGACTTAGGTATAAAGGTAACTTATAAAGAAAAAGGAGAGATAAAAGAAAGCTTAGAAAAAGGAGTTATATCTAAGTCCGACCATGAGTTTGTAAAAATTTGGCTTAAATATAAGGAAGTTGAGCACAATGTAACCACTTTTGGGGAGGGTATTTATTCTAAAATAAGAGATGGAAGAGTCTATACACATTTCAAGCCTATTATAGATACGGCAAGAATTGCTTCTAGAAAAGGAGAGATCAATTTTTTAAACTTTCCCGCCAACAAAGAAACAAGAGAATGCTTTGAAGCAAATGAAGGATTTGACATTATCGTAGCTGACTATGCAGGACAAGAAACAGTTGTTGGTGCCGACATTACAGGAGATAAAGCCATGATTGCTTCCATAGTGGAAGGGAAAGACCTACACTGTGCTTTTGCCAGAGTACTCTACCCAGAATTGGCGGACCTTTCTGATGAAGAAATTATAAAAGATCATAAAGCTAAACGTAATGCCTCTAAGGCCCCGCGATTTTGTTTTCAGTTTGGAGGTACAGGATTTACTTTAGCAGAGAATGAAGGGCTTTCCTTGGAAGAAGGAGAACGTATTGAAAAATTATTTAAAGAACTTCATTATGGGGTTTATTCCTACGGGGAGACTAAACTTCAGGAAGCCTTAGAACTAGGGTATATTCAATATGCAATGGGCTTTAAATTAAAGCTACCAATGTTTGATATTTTCAAAGAAAAAGATGATAAGATTTCAAATTTAGATAGAAATTTTTGGAATAAATATCGTATGGGAAAGCAAGAACATTTAAGATGCGAGAAAGCTAAGGAAAGAGGCAAGGTATATGCTATAGCAGATATGGAGGCATATAATTGCTTTAATGCCAATAAACTTATGATGAAAGACTATTTCAGCTTAAAGTCTCAGTATATGAGATTATGCTTAAATGCACCTACACAAGGAACTGCGGCCCATCAAACTAAAATGGCTACAGTATTGTTATTTAATGAAATTGAAAAAAACAATGACTATTGGAAAGCAAGGATAGCAAATGTAATACATGATGAGATAGTTCTGGAGACTGAAACACACCTGTCAGAAAAATATGCTAGAATACTAGAAAAAAGTATGATAGAGGGAGGTAATATATTTCTAAATAATCCTGTATTATTTATGAGTGCGGAAGCTAAGGTAGCAGATTCATGGTATAGTGCGAAGTAAAAAAAATTGAACTTAAAATTATGAGAAGAAAAACAGTAAAAAAATCAGACACCCCTACTCCTAGGAAGAAGAAAAAAGTAGTAAACCCCAGAGTAGTAAGAGAATATTGCGGAGGCACAATGACTAAAGCGGCCTTCTTTGGGGCCATAAGAGCTTTTTTAAGACAAAGATGGTTATATTCTTGTCCTTTTAGAAAAGAGATCCTTAAAAGAGCTTATTCTGCCTTATTAAAAAAATGGCAATGCAATGATTGTAAAAAAATGTTCTTAAAGAAAGAGGTGGAAGTTAACCACATTGAACCCTGTGGTAGCTTGAGAGATTACCACGAAATAAAAGCATTTCACGACAGGTTATTTGTAGAGGATATAAGTAAGCTAGAGGTGCTTTGTAAAGATTGTCACAAAAAATTTACAGAAAAAAATAAAATAACTATTGACATTTAATAAAAATGTATTAATTTTGCATCAGATTAAAAAACAAAGGGAAAATATGAATTACGAAGAAATGGGAAAATTAGTTATTAATCTTCCCCAACTAAAAATTATCCAATCTTTAATAAAGAAAGGATTTATTAGAAGTTTACATACTGAAAAATTAGATAATACTGATCCTTCAAATTTTGAAATAACAGAGTTTGGTAAAGCTATTCTTAATGGAGAAAAATATCAAACTCTTGTTTCTGAAGAATTCTTAGAGGAATATATGAGATTGTTTAGTAAACAAAATTTACAAGGAATAAATAAAAAAGCCTTTAGTCCTAAAAATAAAGTTTTATCTAAATTAGAATCTTTTATGAGAAAGTATAAAGTTTCTAGTAGTGAAATACTTCATGCGGTTGATTACTATCATCAAAATGCAGACGATATTCGTTATACATTGGATGCCCAGTATTTTATTGAAAAAGACGGAGGAAGTTTATTGATAGATACTATTAATGAAATGAAAGAAGGAATATTTAGTAACCAAGATAAACTCGTATTTTAATGGATATTGTAAAAGTAATAGAAGAAAGCAGGGATTCATTAATACAAGGACATATTAATTCTATTCCTATGCCATTCAACGGCACAAGAAAAGCATTTAGTGGTATATTTCCAGGTGCTATGGTTTGTATTACCGCTGAAACATCTGTAGGTAAAACCTCTTTGGCAAAGTATATATATTTATTTAGTGTTGCGGATTATATTTTAGACGATCCTTCTTTTAAATATTTTAACTATAAATGTCTATGGTTTGGTTTAGAAGAATCCGAGGAAGAATTTCATATCAGTATCCTTCAATATGCAATTGCTAAATACTACCATAAAAATTGCACACAGGATGAACTATTGAGCAGAATAGATCCTATTTCAGAAGAAATAATTTCTATGATAAAATCAGATCCTGTTCAAAAATACTTCAACACTGTAAAGGATTTTACTAAATTTGACGATCATACTGGACATGCTACAGGTATTTATAAAACTTGCCAAGAATATTCAAAAGAAATAGGAGAGCACCATTATAAAGAAAAAGAAATTAGTGGAGGAAAAAAAATTAATGTTTATAGCCATTACACGCAAAATGATCCTAATGCAATAGTGACAATAGTTATAGATAACGTAAACATTTTGGAATTAGAAAAAAATGAGCTAGGAATGTCTCTTGACCTTTCAGGATGTATAGATAGACTTGTAAATACCTACATGAGAAAACAAGTTTCAAAGCATTGGAAATGGCATGTATGCTGTGTACAACAACAGCAAATGGCCGCAGGAGATTTGAATCACTTTAAAGCAGGCAAGCTTGAACCAGAACCACAGAAGCTAGGAGATAATATCAAAGTAGCAAGGTCTTACCAAGTT